GAAACTTTTATGGATAAATCCATGCTTCTCATAATCGCTGAACTTTGTGATACCCTTTTTAGGGTTCCCCTCCTGCAGACCTTTGGGTTTGTGGTGACAATCATGCCCCTCATCGCTGTGCTCGGACTGATTTTTGACCTTCTCTGGACTAACTTTGTTAATGCTCATGTTAGAATGGCCTTTGGTGCCTTCTATGATGCTTATACTGGCCGTTTGTCCGCAAATGATCGTCGTCGTCTGGCCTTCGCGAGGCGCCTGTATGCCGCTGCAATTGCCCCATCGGTTGGAATGCAGTTGTTTTATCCCCTCACCTGGTTTCTTCTCGTTGTCCTCGTCCCCGGCATTCATCTGCTTCTGGCCCCGGTTGGCCTTTCCTGGTTGTTTTTCCGCTGGCAGTTTGCTGTTGGTGGTTTTAATTTTCCGGAAACGTATGCTGAGATTGCCAAGGAGGCTGGGATGGCTGAGGCCCAGGCTGATTGGGATGCTGCTGAGGAGGCCGCTGTCGTTGCTGATGAACTCGCCGACATGCCTGACCTCGAACCTGTTGATGGCGAAATTCCTCTTCAACGTGGGATTCGTCCCCAACATCCCCGTCGTGAACGTCCTGCCCCCCCCAACTCTGCTGAGAGCTGGGCTGATCGGGTTCTCCCGCACGCTTCTTTCATGTACCTGCTTTTGCTCGTCACTTGGAGTGTGTCCTTGTTTTACTTCACGATTCGTAGCTTTTATCGCCGTTTCTTCTGTCCCTCAACTGAGGGTGCCCGCTGGAAAGAGAAGAAAGAGAAGGCGTTTGGCTTCTTTGCTTTCGGTTTTGCTATGCTTAGTGCTGGTGGCGTCTTGGCTTTTCGTGGATATAATGTCCTGAAAGGCCTCTCTGATGCTCTTTCTTTGTTTGAGCGCATTTACGCCCAATTTACAAACAGCACCCAGCGTACTCGTTCGGCCCAGAGATGGCGCGAGCACCTTAAGCCCCTTTTTGAACAAGATGAGTTTTCTGCTTTCACTGCTGACGCTAAGGCTGCTGTTATCCGCGTTCTTGTTAACGCTGTTGACCTCCACCCGGATGCGTTGGCTCCTGCGATTACTCTTGCTCTTAAAGCTTTGACGGCACGCAAGGGCGCCCAGTACTCCCCTGAGGAGCTTGAAACCTGGGGTGGTGACCGAGAGGATTTTGAATCTCTCCTAATCACTGCCTATTTGCGTGACCACCCTTTTGTTTGTGTTGAAACCAGCTGGAATGCAGTCTGGAATCTCACTGTTGGGTTTTGTAACGAGCACAAGGTTGGTTTGTTTGCCACGGCCTTTGTTGTTTCGTTTCTTTTTCTTTTGGCCCTCTTTCATGATGAGGTTCTTGGTTTCTTCACTAGGGTTGTTTACTGGCTTTGGCCTGGTAAATCTTCTCTTAAAATGAAGGCCATGACTAACCTCGTCGTTTCTGAGGCGAAAAAGAAGACCTCTGGCCGTGTGCACCGTAAGGTTGCTCTAGGCCGTGCAACTGTTCAGACTCGCTCTTCCCGTTCGTCAAAGCGCCAATGGATTTATGATCTTGCTGACGGCGCATGGGTAAGCGTTGCTCCTGACGTTGCTGCCACCCTGATCCAGACCGATCGTTTCGCGTCTGCTGACGACTGGCGCTGGCATGTGCTCAACCACTCCGATCAGTATGATCTCTCGGATGCTGAGTATGACATGCTCATGGCCCCTAACTTTAGCATCGACGATTTTGTTCGCTCACGTGTTGATGATGCGACCGATTACACCGCCGATGAGTCTGATTACGACGACAATGAGTTTTCAATCTATGCTGACGAGCCCGAGGAGGAGGCAGCCCCTGTTAGGGTTGCTACTCCTAAGAAAGCCCGCCAACAAAGAAAGAAGACGAAGACTGTCGCCAAGACCCCTAAAGTTCGCTCCCCTAAGAAAGCTCGCCCCGCGAAGGAGTCCGGTTCCTCTGGAATCCAGAAGAGCTCCGTCGTTTCTCCTGTTCATGACCCTAAAGGGAAAGCCAAGGCTGAACCCAAAGCTGAGGCTGAGGGTTTTGGCCCTGCCTTCACCATGAAATGGGCTGAGAGTGTGATGCAAATCGGCACTGGCAAGAACTCTGTTATGGTTCCTGTTGTCGGTAACGGTTTCGTTTGCTCCTCTCATGTTCGCGAGATTCTTGTTTCTGACTTTGGTTTTAATGCTTCGCACTTTATCCAGGTTAATGATGAATATGTCACTACCCAATTTGGTAAAGAGCATCTTTGGATCCACAAAAAGCCGACTGATCGTGCCTGGCGTGGTTTGTCCATTAAAGCCTGTCTCCCTTCCCTCCTCAAATCCCAGTGTGTCCTCAAAGGCCCTGACAGTGAGTATTCCTCTGGTAAACTCCTGTCTCTCGCTCGCAACGTTTTGAAGCATGACTCCACAACTGCTGTCCGCTGGTGCAATACCCCAGTGATCCACAATGGAACCATGGTTGCGCTTCACATTGGAACTGAAGGGAAGAATCAAAATTGTGCCTTTGCTCTCACTGAACACACTGTTGAATCCATCAAGAAGGTCCTTAAAGATCTTCCGGGAAACGGCAGTGGGGGGGCCTCCAATTAGCTTGGTGGACCCCCCATTCCGGCGGTCGTTTAGAGAAGATTGAGATCTTCCCTGGCGGGCGCACTGCTATGGTTGACCAACCGACTACCATATCACGCGTCGGTGCAATGAGGGTCCACACCTCGCACCCCAAAGGATTTGTTTCTCGAGATGAGCTTGCGCACGAACTGAACCCTGACTTCAATACCGCCCGCTATTACTCCCCCTCTTATAATGACGACGTGAACCTTAGGGTTTTCCGGCGTTATGAGGGTACGGGTAGTGGCACCCTTGATCCTAATCGTCTCAGGAAGGCTGCTGCCATTGTTTATCAGCATTTTTCCCCTTTCATGACTGCCCCTCCTGCTACACACGAGGAGGTTGTCGCTGAGATGGTTAACTCCTCAAGCCCTGGGGTCCCTTTTAAGGACTTCCACCCCACTAAGGGGGCGTGGTTTGAGAATTTCGGCTACACTTGGCTTAAAGGTGCTTACGACCACTTTGTGAACGTTGAGCCCTGGCAGCCTGTGTATCTCCATTTCCTCAAAGAGGAAATCCGTAAGGTCGGCAAGGACCCCCATGGGATTCTTGCTGGCCCTCTTGACCTTCAATACATTGCTATGCGCCTTTTCCTTCACCAAAACCACGGTCTTTATGACAACAACTTGCGTTGTTGGTCTGCCATTGGTATGGCCCGTGATGGGTTGGATTGGCACCGTTTGTGGTTGCGTCTGTCCCGTTTTAAAACTGGTGGTTGTTCTGATATCACCGAGATGGACGCACATATGCTTGCTGAGGTTATGGACGAAATCTGCAAAATGCGTCAAGCGTTTTACATTGGTCCAAACCGGGCTAAGGTCCATGCTGCCATTCGCGCCCTTTACGACTCCTACATTGACTCTGTTTGTCTTGTAAATAACGAGTTGTGGCAAAAAGCACATGGTCTGCCCACTGGTATTTTCAATACCTCCACTGACAATACTCTCGCCATGGCCATTTATATGGTCTATTGTATAATCACCCAGCATCCTGACTGGGGTCTCACCCAGATCATTGAGCACGTCTCAATGGTCTTATATGGTGATGATAATGATTACACCCATGACGAGAACTGTCCTGAGCTCCGTCCTGAGGAGCTCTTTCCCATCATGGCGGCTTCATTCAATCTTGAGGTCAAGTCGCCAGGATCCCAACACCCGAAAGATTTTGACTTTTTGTCCGCTTTCTTTAAACCTGTTCAATCAGCTGGCTCCACCATCATGGTCCCTCTCTTCAACACTGACCGCCTTGCGGCCCATGTTGCTTGGGGACCGCGTAATTGGACGGAGTTCACTGAATTCCAACGGATCGCAATGATCCGGCAGGTGGGTATTTGGGATGATAAGTTCTGCGATACCTTGGAAACCTGGCTCGCACAGCATCGCTCGACGGTGACTCCTGAAGAATTTTCCGCCCTCGTTCCTTCCAGGGAGGTTTTAAGGAATTCCTATCTTGTCCCTCGCTGTCATGAGAACATAATCATCCCGCAGGCCCAATCAGTTAAAGGGGCGCTTAATGGCCCAGCCCCTTTAAAACAAAACATCTTCATGTCTGATCGTGGTACCTGGTCTCGTTCAATCGAGGCAAAACTTGATGGTGCAGGTTGCACCCAAACTGGCAAGGACTATCTTTTGATGGCTCTTGACCCTTTTCCTGACACTGAACATCCCTTGGTTGGTCTTCCCGATGGTTCGTCCGGCCGCTCAGTTGTCCAACAGTACAATCAGATATTGACTGTTTCTGCCCCCCCAGGTCTTGCCGCTGGCAACACCTGGGACTTGCATGTGGCGTTCATCCCGGAGCTCTTTGATCCGGTGCTGAACACCCAGCTTGCCTACAATGGGACTGCCACCTATGGTTCAGCTTTGACTCAAGACGACTCTCAAACTTTGGGGATCGTCGCTCAAACCTTTCCTTTTCGCGCGCCCATTTGCTGTGTTGCGGTTCCTTCTGGTTCCCCAACTTTCCCCTCCACTGGTACAACCACTCCTTTTAACCCCGCCACAATGTCCATTCAGGGTTTCAATCTGACTGGCTACGTTGGCCCTCAGTCTCGAGTGGTTGCCGGTGGTGTTGAGTGTGAGAACACAACCCCTGAGCTCAACATCTCTGGTGGTGTAACCTACTACACCACCCCTGGTGAGACCGTTGCTAGCACCACAGCTGTTCTCGACTCATCGTCTGGCACCAATTACCCCGGGATTCGAACGGTTCAAATTACCCGTTCCCCCCCCGCAACTGTTGCCCTGGCTCAATCCATTCCCTCCTCTGTTCGCCGAAAGGCGAAGGAGGGTGCCTACATCCAGTTCCGCCCTAGTAAGGGCCAGCCCAATCCCCCGATTGAGCCTGTGCGAAACTCCCGTGTGTTTCAGTCCGCAGGGACTCTTGCCGGTAACGCAACTGTTACCATTGCTGGCTTCTGTGGCACCCCAAGTGGTTGGCACACAGTCGGCGCCTTCACCCCTGTTCCCCAGCTCCCTTTCTCGCAGTCTGTCCCTTTTGACCTGTCTGGAGCGTATTTTACAGGGCTCTCGTCACAATCGACAATCGATGTGACCCTGCGTCTCTATATTGAGACCTTCCCGTCCCAAACCGCCCAAACCTTGGTGTCTGTTACCAACCCCACTCCTGTCCTTGATGAGTGTGCAATGGAGATCTTTTCGAAGGTCTCTGCCACACTCCCCCCTGGTTGTGAGGTTAAGTACAACGCTAATGGTGGCTGGTTTAAGGGCATCATGAACAAAGTTGCCGCTTATGCACCTACCATTGGGTCTGCACTCGGCACAATTGTTCCTGGTGCCGGCCTTATTGGGAAAGGCCTTGGCGGTGTCGCCGAGTTGCTCTCCGGGATGAAACTCGGAGAGAAAGCTCAGAAGGAGGTAGACACTCGTCGGGAGCGAATCCAACGCGATTTGACTCCAGGTGGTCGCACTATGGTGAGGCTGTCTGGAAATGCTCGCACCGCTCCCGCAGCCAATCAGACCGTCTCTGACAAAGGCAAGGGCAAGGCCAGACCTAAGCCCCAGTCCTCCAAGAAGATGGCCTCGGAGATCCAGAAGGCGAAAGCTCTTCTGGCTTCTCTTGAGGGATAGGTTTTCAAGTTTTCACGCTTTGCGTTTCTTGGTTTCCG